TCCTTCAACCAAGGAGTTTACGTATGAGTATTGTCCATGGCGTGGCGTCAGTGCGGAGACTTTCCGCTTCTATGACGTCAAAACTAAGATCGATTCCGACGGTAAGCCGGTCTCGATTGGCTATCGCTATCCGAACGGTAGCTACAAGGTTAGACAGCTTAGCAACAAAGATTTCTCCAGCATAGGAGAGATTAGCAAAGCAGGTCTATTCGGATCAGACAAGTTCAACGCTGGTCAACATAAATATGTGACCATCACTGAAGGAGAACAAGATGCGTGTTCCCTTTACCAAGTTTTACATCAACCTGTGGTTTCTGTCCAGTCTGCTTCTAGCAGCGTACGTGACTGCACAGCATGTAGATCCTGGCTTAGTAGCTTCGATCGAGTCTACCTCTGTTTCGACAGTGACAGTGTGGGTAGAGAAGCTACAGCAGCAGTTTCTAAACTTTTCGACTATGGCAAAGTCTTTGATGTAAAACTAACATCAAGGAAAGATGCCAATGAATACCTTCAGAATGGTGAAGGTGAAGTACTCAGGAACACATGGTTTAATTCCCGCAAATACTTGCCCGAGACCATCGTCTCTTCCTTCGACGACTTCAAGACTATTCTGAAAGGTAAAGTACGAAACGGTATCCCCTATCCATTCCCTACCTTAACCGAAAAGACGTATGGGCTAAGGACGGGGGAAATCGTTCTAATTACTGCTCCTGAAGGAGTCGGTAAGACTGAATTAATGTACAATCTAGAACATCATTTGTTAAAATCAACAGATGATAACATAGGATGTATACTCCATGAAGAAAGCCCTAGAAGGCACCTCCAAGCTATTGCTGGACTTGAGCTCCAAAGACCCGCGCACCTTCCCGACAGCGGTCTCGAAGAAGATGAAATCTTTTCTGCTGTCTCCAAGGTTATTCGCATGGATGAGCGGCTGTACCTTCATTCTAGCTTTGGGGGCGATTCTGCAGAGACACTCTGCGACACTATTAGGTTTCTCGTTTCTGCCTGTGGCTGTCGTTTTATTCTTTTCGGTAACATTTGCATGGCCATTCCTCTCTTGGCGGGAGAGAATGAACGCCAAGCTCTTGATCAAATCTCTACCAGACTAGAGATGATGGTCAAAGAGTTAGATTTTGGATTAATAGTAGTGAGTCACGTCAATGACTTCGGACAAACCAGAAGCAGTCGAGCAATTGGTAAGGTGGCTGATATACGAATCGACCTCGCCAGAGACTTACCAAATGGAAGTAAAGAGACTAGTATCACAGTATCTAAGAACAGGTACTGTGGAAAGACTGGTCCCGCAGGAACTCTTATCTTCAACCCAATATCATATACCTTATCCGAAGTAACTAATGATAACTTTGCTGCGACTGAGGGGATAGCAGCATGAATGAGTTCAATTCGTGGGAAGACTTAGACTTCTGGAGATCAAAGGAGTGGGAAGATGTGCAAGAGCGACTTGATAAATTGGAGCGTGATCGTATCTTCTTCAATCCTATTCGGGAGCAGTTGTTTGATGCTTTGGCTCTTACACCGTTTGACAGAACGACAGTTGCAATTATTGGACAAGATCCCTACCCTAATCCCCAATATGCCACAGGACTAGCCTTTAGTACTCCTAAGGATTGTATAAATAGAAAGGAATATCCGTTCCCACCTACGTTAATGAATATCTTTAGAGAATTAAGAAACGATCTTCACTATGAGATACCTAAATCTGGTTGTCTAGAACCGTGGGCTGAGCAGGGGGTTCTACTATGGAACGCGATACCGACGTGTCTGCAATTCTTATCACTCTCACATGCTCATTGGGAGCCTTGGCAGTCTCTCTCGAAAGAGGTGGTCACTCGCCTGAATCAAAAAGGGGTTTGTTTCGTTCTATGCGGAAGTATAGCCAGAGAATTGACAGCATATGTGGACGAGAAATACTCAGACTTGATAGAGGTAAGTCATCCGAGTCCTAGAGGTTTCTGTGCTGGAGAACATCCATTCTCTGGAAGTAGAATGTTCAGTCGAGTTAATGCATTTTTATCTAGAGATAAATTAGAACCTATAGATTGGAAATTATAATGAAAAGAAGATTTCCTAAGGTAGGTGAACCTGGATATGCCTACTATTGTAAGATGGCTTGGAAACGACACTGGGAACGTCATGCATTGTGGTTCTGGGCATACTTTCCAGATAGCTCCTAGAAAGGTCGTACAGAAGACTTTTTCTTTTGGCTACTAGGGTAGCACCCTATATAAAATAACTCACCAGTGAGCTTCCTACGAGCTCCTAGAGGCATTGTAGAAGGAGACAAGCATTGTCAATAACAGATACTGAAGATGAACGAATAGATAAAGAAGAAGAGGTCAGAAAGAAGAGAAAAGCTCTTAGAGTTATTACTGGAGGTAAAGAACCTCCAGATGGAGTAGAACCAGAGGTATTAGATTGGTTGACTCCTATGAAGAGATTTACTATATTCTTAGCCTCTTCTACTAAGTTAGGTCTTGACTTATTAGAGTATCATGTTATAGTTAAGACTAAGAGATCAATTAAATTAGCTATCAATGAAGGACAAGTCATCAGATGGGTAGACCCTAAGAAATTCTGTAAGGATTTTATTCTACATGAGATTATACAGATACCAGTAGAGGAGAAAGATGAGTGAAAGTAATTGAGGTAGTTATAGGTATTACGGATGAAGAACCTATTAAAATGTATATGAGTACAGAAGGTATATTATTTTGGAACAATGTTGATAAACTTCCTATTGAAGGGATTACTATTATCGGTGCAAAAGAATATGAGTAATATTATCGGACCTATTAATTTAAATGATTGGTATACTATGAGACAATTACTTAGTGATGTTAAATGGATGAAGAATAGAGATTCTAATAAGTTTAAGTCTGCAATAGACAAAGAAGAAGCTTATTATAATAAGTTAAAGGTACAATATGTTTGATCTCTATTTAAAATATCCTTATAAAGAAGGATATATAAGAATTATAGATGGAGAAGATTGTTATTACATTCCTAAGGAGAAGATTAAAGAACTTCTATTAGAAGAGTTTAAATCAATTGCAATTAGTAATTGACATTGAGTGTGATAAACTAGAGAATCCTACTAAGATATGGTGTGTCGTCTGTAAAGACACAGACACAGGAGAATATTATGTATTCAGAAATCTCCACGAAGATCAAACAGAAGTGGAGAAGTTTAAAACTCTGGTTAAAAGATGTACAAGATTGGTCGGTCACAACATTCTTAGTTATGATTACCCTGTCTTGTGTAATCTTATTAACTTTCATGATTGCATTAGTCTTACCAATACTATTGATACCTTTATTGTTTCTAAGTTATTTAACTATTCGAGCGAAGGACATTCAATAGAAGCTTACGGTATTGAATTTAACTTACCTAAAGGAGAGTTCAATGACTGGTCTAAGTTATCTGAAGAGATGGTTACGTATTGTATTAGGGATGTCGATATTTGTCAGCGTATCTATCTTAAGTATTACAGCGATATTGTTAATTCTAAGTTCCGTAACTCTATTGTTTGTGAACACAAGTTCCAAATCATTGTTAATTCTCTTCATGATAATGGGTTCTATTTTGATATTACTAAATGTAATAAGATACTGGAGAAAGTAACCTTAGAGTTAAAGAATTTAGACGAGGATATACTTAAATCCTTTCCTCCTCATCTTTCTATAATTAGAGAGATTAATCCAGAGTTAACCAAACATGGTACTATACATAGAAAAGACTTCAGATGGGTTCAAGGTGGAGATCTTACAGAATTCAATGGATTCCCTTTTTGTAGATGTGAACTCAGATCTTTTAATCCATCAAGCCACAAACAAATTGTGGATGTTCTTGCAGGAGCAGGTTGGAAACCAACAGACAAAACCAAAACCCACATAGAAACTATAAGACAAGGAATAGTCAGAGAAGATCTTAATAAATATGGGTGGAAGATCAATGAAACTAATATCAGTTCATTACCCTCTACTGCTCCTCAATCAGCTCGTACTCTGGCCAGAAGAATACTCTTCGAAGCTAGACGTAGAACGCTCACGGAATGGTCTCAGCTTTACAATAAAGATACCGGAAGAATACATGGGAAGTTCATTGCTATCGGTGCATGGACACACCGTATGGCACACCAACGTCCGAATATGGCCAACGTCCCTAACGAATTGGACACGCAAGGTAAAGTTAAATTACTCGGCGGAGAAATGCGATCCTGTTTCTCTGTACCTAGAGGTAGATTGCTCGTTGGAGTTGATGCGGAAGGTATTCAACTTAGAATATTTGCTCATTACATAGACGACCAGGAGTTTACAGATGCCATTGTTAAAGGCTCTAAATCAGAACACAGCGATCCGCACTCGCTTAACCAAAGAATTCTGGGAAACGTCTGTAAATCTAGAGCTGCTGCCAAGAGATTTATCTACGCTCTTCTTCTCGGAGCAGGGCTTAAGAAGCTATCTGAAGTCCTCGACACGAGCGAGGACGAAACGAAACAAGCTCTTGACCGTCTATTGGGACGATACGAGGGATTCTCTAGGCTCAAAAAGACTATTATTCCTAAAGATGCGAAGAGAGGCTATTTCTTTGGGCTGGACGGTCGGAAGGTTAACATCCTGGGAGAAACCGAAAGTGAACGACGACACTTAGCTATGAGTGGATATCTTCAGAATGGTGAAGTAGTAGTGATGAAGCATGCCACAATCCTGTGGTTAGATAAGATGGAGAAGAGATATGGAAGCTCACGAAGCCCATCAGATATGGTTAACGTCCATACCCATCTTAAGAATACTAGTAGTCTTAGGGATTATATACATAGTGAAATACATTTACCGAAACTGGTCAACTTAGTTCACGATGAATGGCAAATAGAAATGCCATCCAATGATCTCGAAGAAGCTCGTTGGATGGCTAATACAGCGTCAGATTCGCTGAGAGAGGTAGGTGAAATGTTTGGACTTAAGTGTCCTCTAGCAGGTAGTTATATGAATGACGGTCACGAAACCATCGGTACCAATTGGCGTACCACACATTAGAAGGAGAAAGAATGTTTGACGAACAAACAACTGACACAGCAAGTCAGGAAGTTATCGAGGAAAGTAAATCAGTTGAAGAAAAGATCTACAAAGCTCCGAACTTAAAAGCAGATGTTAGTCAAGAAGATATAGATAATGCTATAGCTCGAGATTCTGCACACTGTATGTCTGCAGATACACTTAAAAGAACATTTCCTTGGGCTAAACATATATCTGTGGATTTACAAACTATTAAATTAACAGATAAACGAGACGGAAACCGATATGTTTACTTAACTCCTTATGTAGTTCAGCAATATATTGTTCGATGGGATACAGGAATTAAACCAGAACCTTTTACTATACATCTTAAAAGTAAAGATGCTTTGGTAATCCCATCCCAGGCTTCTGAAAAGAAAAAGGAAGTCAACAAAAGATACATAGAGAAGAAAAGACTTCAAATAAGTGATGAAGGAAGTGTAACCAGATCGCCAACTGTAACAGTAGTTGGAGGATCTGCTCCACCATCAATTCCAGGTGGTAATCGAAGACAGTATGGAATTAGAGGCTTAATAGCTTAAGGAGAATAAATAATGAAATACAGAGTACATATTGAATATGAAGTACCTATGTTTGCTGAAGTAGATGTAGATGCAAATGATGCGAATATAGCTGCTAAGTTAGCTATGCATGAGTTTGAAGAGAATAATCCAGAGGCTATTGATCCTAAGGTTATCCATGTCAGTGATCCCGCCTCTAAGGTATTAGCAGTCTAATGGCTACTGATAGCGTATACTTACAGGGAAAAGCTAAATGGGTTAGGGTCACTACACCAGACATGTATGGTAAGTACGCCATGGTGTTATATCCTAACGAAGAGTCTCTGAATAAGATTAAGAAATTAAAGGAGATACAAACTATAAATGGAAAACAATATGACGGTCTAAAGAATAGATTAAGACGTGACGAAGACGGAGATAGTATGGCCTTCGGTTGTCATGCAGAAAAAATTATCAAAGGTGTACGTAGACTATACGCGGCACCTATGCTTCTAGACAAAGATAATTTACCTATACATGTTGGTGTAGGCAATGGTTCCGAAGTAACTATTAAATTAGAAGTCTATAGCTATAATCCTCCTGGAGCTAAGATGGGAGGAACTGCAGCTAGATTAGTTTCTATCAGAGTAGATAAATTAGTTCCTTATGATGCCAGTATGGCTGGCAATATGGGAGAACCCAAGGAAATCAGAGGCTTCAGTAAAGTGCCTGCTGACAATCCTTTATTCTAAGGAGTAAGACAAATGAATAAGTTCTGGTTAGCTTATGATCCCAACTACGGTTATGTCCGTGGTGGTTCTAAGGTCACCGATGACCTGACTGGTTGGACTTCACTAGATACAGCTATCGATAGTGCTAAGAAGCATTCTGCTAAGCATCGTAATGAAGTCTTCATTCTAGAGGCGACTAAGGTAGTCTCCTTTCCGTTTCCGACGGACATGTTGGTTACCGACTTGATTGTCGCGAATGATAACGATCCTGTCGAGACCGCAACGAGCGATACTACCGAGACTACGTTAGCTTTCGCTGCTTAAGTGAATGTAGGTCTTAGCTTTCTGAGGCCAGTACATACATTCACCTAAAGAGAAGAGGATTCCCTATCTCCGTGGGGGGATCCTCTATCTCTAAGGAGGATAATATGCGTAGATGTAGAGATAAATCCAAGACTAAATGGGGTACGGGGACATTCAGATGAAAAGACCGCCCATAAAACATAAGATAAAGAAATCTGATGTCGT